TTAATAAGTGAGTATGCCACTTTGATGTTATTGTTTCATTTGAAGGCACGTATAAAATCCAGGCTCTTTGATTCATTACTTTGTGAGGGCCTAAAAAATATCTCAATCCTTGAAATAACACATCTCTTATTTTATCAACCTCCTCATGTTGAATATCTAAAGCATAGTTGTTTGATTGTATTTTAGGATGGCCACACTTAGGATATTTTTTACAACAAGAATTACTTTTCAACCATCTTTTAAATACACTAATCAGTTTTTTATTATCTAAAGCTTTGTATTCTATAAGTTTTAAGTTATCTATCATTTTTCAATTCAACATTATGTATTTCATAATCAAACTGTTCATCATTGTAAATATTTATCCGTTCTCTGAAATGTGCCAGAGTGTAGTTTTCTTTCTCGTTATAAGTTAAATCATCTGATATATCATATAAAGTAGCAGCTGAATTATTATCTTTTAATCTCAGCCCTCTACCAATAGATTGTAGATTTCTTATACGAGATTTACTAGGGCTACTAAAAACAATATTGTGTAAATTACGGATATTGATACCAGTAGAGAACGTACCGTAACTAGCGATAATAATTGCGTTATCAGACTTCTCAGTGATGGCTCTAATCTTTTCTCTTTCATCAGCTTCTACTCCTCCATGAACGTAAAAAATGTTGTGTTTATCGGCCTTTTCTTCAATTAGTTCTTTTAATATCTTGCCGTGTTTTTCAACATATTGGAATAGACACAAAGTATTACCTTGTAAAGATAAGGTCAGGTTTCGTATGTATTTATTACGTTTCTCATTTGAAACCAAATAGTCCATTTCTTCCTGATAAGTTTTATCTTTTAACATATGACAGGCATCCTTGTCGTGTTTTAATATTAGACAAATAATTTTTAAGGCTGCCAACTTACCACTTTCTTGTAGTTCACTTGTTGATACCACCTTGTTGACTGTACCAAACAGTCCTTCTAATACTAACTTGTGTGTTTTAGTGCCATCTAAAGTACCTGTAAGGCCTATTCTATACTTACACTTTAGTAGTTTAGTCATAATTTTTGTGAGTGAAACTGCCTTAAATAAGTGTGCTTCGTCACCTATGACCATACCAAAGTCTTTAAACCATGTTTTTGGTAGATTATAAACTGATTGCCAAGTGGTAATTATTACTCTTTTATTTGTTTCTTTTTCATGTCCTTGATAAATTTTGTGTACGTTTCTTTCACTATTATAACCATAGTCCTTAAAGTCCTTAAACAACTGTTCTACTAGTGATGTTGTAGGCACAATAATAAGTATCTTGTTTTGTTTGGATTCTTTAAGTCTTAGAAGATTAAATATCAGCATTAGATAGATAATCAAAGATTTACCAGAGGCAGTTGGCGACAACAACAAACACCTATCAGTTTTTACAGAGTGTATGAAGGCCTCTCGTTGATAATCTCTAACTTCTATATTAGGTATTTTTAATGCTTTTATAAAGTTGTCTATGTGTTTTTCATCAACCTTTGTTTGCTTGATTTTTGTACCATCAACAACCTGAACATTGTTGTCTTCACACCACTTTAATATGTAAGGATAAAGACCGGCATATATTTTACCTGTAGCATAACTAAACAATCTAATCTTACCATCCCATACCCTATTTCTATACTGAGGCATAAACTTAAAACCTGGTACTTCAAACGTAAAGTATTCGCCAAGTTCTCGTCTAATATCAGCGTCAGCTTCTATCTTCAAATACACTTCATCTGGTTTGTCAATAATCAAGTATCGGGTTGTAGTCATAATTTCTAACTACTTAGGCTGTCTTTTTTTACCAAGTTCAGCGTCTGCTTTTCTCATAGCTTGTACCTTTTTAGGGTCTTTAAAATCTGGTGGTAAACCTACATGATGTCTGCCATCATATATACAATTTGTTCCATAAGGTCCATCTAAATTATTATAATGTAAGAACACTTGAGCATGGTCTTGTCCTAAAAAAGGTTCTCTCCAATGTTCTATCTCACAACCTCTGTAAACAATCATATCGCCAGGCTCCATATGAATTGGAATACCTTTATTTCCAAAACCACCTGTTTTATCTACCCACATTGGCCAATTGTATTTCTGCCAATCTTTCTTTTTATCTTTTAAATTACTATTGTTATAACCTAGGCAAAGTGTTGTAGATACTTCACAACTTGGTCTATCTTTATGTCTTTTTAAAACATCACCAGTTTTATACAATCTCCAATATGAATAAGTTGGCGCTAAGTTAAGACCTGTAATTTTTCTCATACCTTCTAAACCTTGTAACAATAGTGTTTCCATCATAGGATCAGCGTAACAAGAATATGTACCTGGCACTTGTTGATCTGTAAATGTGCCATCAATATCTTCTCTGTAACCTGGCCATTTACTATCAGCCATTGTAGCAGCTCTAGCTTTTCTTATATGAGCATAATGATAGATAAAACTTGCTAATTGTGGTGGTATAAAACTCTTAATTAAAACATATCTATTTTTTTCGTAAAATTTTGCTGTGTCTTTTATTGCCATGGTCTTCCTAAACTCCATAATACAAGTGAATATCTAGTACCTCTAGTTACCGGTGTTACACAATGATGAGTGTAAGACGGAAATACAATGATAGAACCTCTTGGTCTAATTTCTTGGCATACATGAAATCTCTTAGCGTTATGAACACCAAAATCAAATTTTAAATTACCACCAGCATAATTTTTAGGGTCAGTCAAATTTACAGTCATGCTTAACTTTCTAACCTTGTCCCACATGTTTTTATTATCTGTATAACCTGGTGGTAAATTACCATTAGGTCTAAGTTTTAGTTTTTCTTTTGAGGGTACAGGCATACCTTTACCATCTACCCTTATAACACCATCTGAATTTCTTTCAACTTTTCTCCAATCTTTCTTCTTTTCTGTACCAACATTTATAGCAGGTTTATAAGCGCCTGGCCAATCAGATTGGCCGTCAGCATGCCAACCATAAAATTGTCCTTGTTTTGGATGTCCGTGATAAACTGTAAACTGAAATGACTCTGAGAAATCCCACTGCCAACCCCAACCAGATTTATTATTGGCTTGTTGAACGTATGGGTGAAATATATCGTATAACCATTTATCGTTTAACCATGATATATGGCTATCTCTTACATAAGCTTTACTAACATCAATACCCTTTTTCTTTAGGGTCTGCTTGTTCATACCAGCAGTTTTTAATTTTTTAGATGTTTTTTTACCTTTACTATCAGTGCCACCTTTTTCTTTACCATCAAAGGTAGAGGCGTTTTTAGAAAAGCCTTCGCTTTCAGCTATCTGCATTTTAGATAGTCCGTATGATATGATTTGTTTACAAGTCTTTTCGTCAATGGCAGACTTGAAGTACATATATTTATTCGTAGTTTGCATATTATAATCTCACTTTAAGCCTATTTATATGGCACCAGATGTAAACTTTCGCCAGTCAATAGCGTTCTTAATAGTGAATCCTCTATTTGATATTTGTCTAATTGTTCTATCTAAAAAATCTACCGTAGTTTCCAGATAGTCAACCTTTTGTTTTGCCTTTTGTAAATCAATATCGGCGTCCAGATATTTGTCTATATCTGTTCTTAATATCTTTAAGTCAAATGGTTTTTCAGCATATACAGAGGCGTCAGCCTTACCTGTATAGTATTCCCACTTTTCTTTTTTTAAGATATTATATTCTGTTTCAGCACGACTTAACATTAACTTATAGTTAGTTAAGTGTTTTAAAAACTCGTTATGTAATTGAGGTGTCTTTAATGATTCTAAATCTAGTTCAGTATCATTTATTTTTAGCTTTTTTTCAGCTAGATTTTGTAGTTCTTCTAAGTTCATAATATCTCCATTATATCACAAAACTCTTAAAAAATCAAGTTTAAGAGGTCGTAACACTTGACGTAGATGACCCTACCGTAGCAAAATCATATATGTCATAACTAAATGTAACTGTTGCCGTCAAGTAATTGACATCAGCTTGTTGTTGATCGTATTCTAGTCCTGTAAGTGAGGTAGGAAATAAGTTTCTAAATCTTACTTCTAGTTGAGCATTGTTTTTACTAGTCAATACTGTTAGTGTAGCGTCTGAAAAAGAAGCTCCTGTATTAGGTGCTCCGTATTTTACCTTACCAGGCTCTGTGCTTACAGAGCTATTGCCAGTTGGAAATCTATCATTACCTGAAGATAGTAAGTTTCTAAACTCAGCATGATCTCTAGGAAAGCCTAAACCGACCAACCAACCATGTATCTCTTGGAAGTTTTCTAAGTTTTCATCTACTAAGAAAGTCATTGATAAAGGTTCGTAAGAAAGTTTGTCGCCAGGTATAGGCAAGTCTTTAAATCTAGTTGCTTGTGACATTGTACCACCTAATGATATACCAGGCACATTTACTTTAGTACAAAAATATTCAACCTTTGGTAACTTGATTATGTTAAACCTAAACTGAGTAGGTGAGGCATAATCTTGTGCCGTTGGTTGTCGGCTCATTGTATTGTTAGTAGTCATATTACTATTTATCTGTTGAGTTATCTACTTCTTCCCAATCCTTTTCGGTGGCAAGTTTTTCTAGTTCTTTTTCTTTTTCTGTAAGTA